GGACATAATTCTATGCTGAATCTCTTTCGGGCCGATCAGCCCGGCGCGATACAACTGCTGCATTTTCCGGAGCCGCCGGCGCATTCTCTGGATTGATCCTTTGCCATCCGGATATGCCGACGAAGCAAATCAAGGTCCGCGTCCATGTCGCAAAGCGTCGTTTTCTTGTGATATCTCTTTACACACAGCACCGCGCCCCGCATCAATCTCCACATCGCGAGCCGAATCTCCTGACTCATCACGTGCCGTTCCGATTTGGGGAAATGCGTTACGGCCTGATAGCCGTAACGCATCATGTCTTCGATTTTCTGAATTATTAAAAGGTCTTCCATCTTCTCATCGCCGCGCTATCGCGCGGCCGACAGGACACAGAATTACAGGACTCGGGATACAAAAGCGGGCCGAAACCCGAAATCCGTGCTCGTAATCGACCGAGCGTATTTCAAGTTCGCCGCGGCGAGCCCAGCACTGCTGCCGTAGTCCCAACTGCCACCACGAAACGGGAGGCGCTCACCCAAATTGCGCATATAAAATATGCCGCGATTCATCGTAGTTTCGTGTGGATACAACCCTAATTTTTTAATAAGATCCGGCGCAACGGGGCCAAGCGTCGTTATATTTTTGTATGCGACATTCGCGGATGTCGTTCCGTCGCTCTGGTTAGTGATGGTAGTATTGAGAATCGGAGCACCGGTTCCTGTTGCGCCGGTCGCATCCCATTTGAGCGTGAGATCCGTTCCAGGTATGACAAGAGTACCATTTTCCAAAATTGCTTGCCAAGTCCCAGTAGTGGCATTATGGGCCGCCCCGGTACGATCAAGAGCTGCGTCATTATTCGCAATGATCTGAATCTCTCCGTCCACCAGGCGATATCCACCGATCCACTCCCATACGTTTCCGACCAGATCCGCGATGCCATACGGAGATAAATCATGTCGCCACTTCAGTGGACCCGAGCCGGTTAACGTTCTGGCCGTGCCGCTTGCCGTACCTGGCGTAACTCCGTCTTTATGCCTACCAATCTCGCTTTTTTCCGAATAATCCCGACCATAATAGGTATTGCCATGCACCCCATCAGCACCGGCAAAAGAATGACTCCATAAAAAAATCGCAGCCCATTCCGCATTGGTCATCAGGTGCCAGCCTTCGCCCTTGTTGCCACAGACCAAAAGGCTGTTATCAAAATTGATGCTTGCTGCAGGATCAACGCCGGGAATGCTCAGTGCCCTGGAATTGGCAAGATAGGCCGGGTACATCCCGACCCAAAACTCGTACTGTTCCACCCCGGAAATAATAAATGCAGGATGCACCCCTGTACCAGCCCCCGCAGTTATATCCTCGACCGCGTATTTCGGCACCCGTACCATTACTGAGGGCTGATTCAGGTCATCGAACATGACTGTGTTGTTGCCGCCGCTGGTGGCTTCAACGCAGTGTTTGTAGTTGTCCCAAAATGACATATCGAAAATCATGGCATCCTCCTTGCCGCATCAGCCTCGTGGGCCAGCCAACGGGCCGCGTCTGTTTTTTCAGGTCCGGACATTTCGGTCCGCAATCCATATTTTTTTAGCACTGGCATAAAATCCATCACATCACGGAACCCGCAGCCCTTGCATTGTACATAAGCACGCTCAGGGCAATCGCTATGGATCGGAACCCGCACGATTGCATGACATCGTTGACACCGAAGATATTCTATGCCGAGTAGAATTTTTCCAGGCTGAATCATCATCACCATGTTATCACCGTAACGCTTTCAATCGGTGCAACTTCTGCCTCTATCAATGGTTGCCCATCGACATCCAATACTGGTTCCAATGTTACCGCGTCCAATACAGGTTTTAGTACAATTTGCTTGGCTGGGATGTCAATCTCTTGTTCCAGTAAATACCCGCTTGCCGGGTCTATACTGATTGATCCGTCACGTTCTCGTACAACGCGGATTGTTTGCGGCGTATCTCTCTGATACAGAGAGAGATCCAAGCCGCCATCAACACCATCTATTGGTATTTTCGAATCAATTAAAGTAACGATTGAACTAGCCATGTCTTATCTCCTTATGCCATGGTTGCGCCGCTAATGCGCCAAGAGAATGCGCTGCTCGCATCAGAGCCTGAATTTTTCACAACAAAAGCATTGGTTGTCCTGGTGCTGATCCAAACCTCGCCAATGAAACCAGATTCGGCCAAAGGTGTGATATCTACATGATATGTTGCAGCTACCACCGGGATGATGCTCACAGTCCGGCCTGTCTGCCCGGCGAAAGTGCTTTGCCCAGATTGCTCTGGAAGCTCGGAAGCAGTAAGCTTTTTGCTATTCACTCCATCATGATTATGCCCGCTTGATGTATCTTCTATGGCCGTTGCAAGATTTGTCAGGTTCACATCATGCTCGGTAGCATTCAGTGGGGCGCCCTTGCCAGCCCGCGTAACAATAGTAATAGCCACGATTCACCTCCTATTTCTTTTCCTCTGTTTTTTGAGCATCCGTTTTGTTTTTTCGTATTTGCTCAAGTTCAACGTGCAAATTGATAATCATCTGATCTCGCTCGGCCAACGTTTCCGCCAATGATTTTTCACGAATAATATCTTGTAAACTGTTCATTTTATCACGTCTCCTTTTTCTTTGAATTTATTATCATAAATCTTAGCATCAATCTCGATGAAAATCGACTTACGGCCTATCACATCTTCCATAATACCGGTAACCTCCCATCCATCACTTTCTTTTTGTGCGATGAATTCTTCCTGAGTTATGCCATCTGGAATCATTGCGATTTCCCAGCGAACAAGATCAACACCTTTCCCTTTCCAGTCTATTTTTTTCAATATTTCCATATCACACCTTCATAAGCGCCCAGTTGATTTCTGAAATGGAATCTCCTACAAGAAAATTTATAGATTGAACATCAATTAGAATTCCAATTTCGTATTGATACCATGTCTGCCCCTGCCATACCACACCGCTTGCTCCAGGCCCAAGTCCGACTATCTGCGCTAATGTAGTGGTTAAAAACCACCTGGCTATATCATGACTAGTATTTATGTAACCTGACGTCGCTATTGCTCTTGCTACATAGGAATTATTAGATACTGTGCTCCAATGATCGACAAGCTCTTTAAAACCGGTATTGATATATACAGTTCCAAATTGTTCTATTGAACAACTAAAATAACCAGTTGCCACAACATCGGGCCTTGTCACAGCCATACGCGATACTTCCAGCTCTGATCCATTCCAATGCAAATGCGCCGCTGACGGATTCCCTATTGATAGCTTGTAGCCGCCCGAATAGCCCAGAAACCATCCCGTCCCCGTCGCGTAGTTGGTTTGTCCGCCTTTTATCGCTCCCCCACTGCTCAGCGTTATCCCTCCACCTGTCACTGTTAATCCGCCATTGATGGCAGATAAAGTCACATCCGCGCCTACGGCAATGCCAGCCAACTTACTACCTTCGTAGGCATTCAATCCGGAGAGACTGCTAAATGACAATTTGCTTGCAGATATTGACCCTGCGTCTATTCGGTCGGATGATATAGTTCCGGCATTTATTTGGCTTGCGACAATAGTTCCGGTATAAATGCCGTTCGCGTCTATATAAGTAGTATTTGGACGACCTGTCACATTAGACCAAGAAATATAGGCATTAGGCCCCATTGCAACATTATCGCCCACTGTTAGTTGATTCGTTGCGATATGTCTCGCGAGGATAGCACCATCAATGATCATGTCGCCCGCAACGCCAACAGCAGAAACTCCATTAATATTTCCAACTGTAAATACCGCTTTTGGCGTCATTGTATCGGTTGGATTTACCACCTGGAATTTATTTGATAGGACAATAAATTCAGATGAACCAGAATCATCCAACATTAGGCCAACGCCAGCCACTCGTCCATTCGCATTTAACTTGACTGTCCATTGTGATAATAAACCAGCCGATATAGGCGTCCAATAAGTTGCATTCGGCGGTTGATTGTTATACGATTGCAAAATACAGCGATAATATGTGCCAGTTAACAGAACAATAGACCCTGGATAATAGGTTGTTGTGGCGTTCCAAACAGGTGCATTCGATGTATCGTATACAGCCAGTCTGTTCTCCGCTGCGGCGATGCGCAAGTAACCATCGCTATCTTTTTGATCTTCTTCATACGTTGCTGTCATCACACGTGAGGATATACTTGCCCAGGAACCGGCCTGACCGGCATCGATGTCGATCTCTGCTTGAGAAACTCGACTAGATAAACCATCAACCTCTACTTGTGATGCTTTGAGTAGAATATCTGCTTGAGCGGCATCAATATCAATTTCGGCCTGAGACAAATGTCCAGACAAACCATCTACATAAGATGTCAACAAATTTATTTTGGCTTCAGCACCATCAATGTCAATTCCTGCTTGGGTAATGCGAATATCTACGTCTTTAATATCGCTAATGGATTCTATAAATACACCTGTTTCATAAGATCGACTTTCTGTATCAGTCAAAAATGTAATTGGGCCAGTGATACTTGATGAAGTTAGGCTGATATTATCTTTGTTTAGCACAATATCAGATTCTGCCGTGGACATCCGGTTGGACAGGCTATCAACTTCCGTTTGAGACGCTTTTAGCGCAATAGCTGCTTCAGCACCGTCAATGTCCAATTCTGCGGTTGACATCCGGTTGGATAAGCTATCAACCTCTACTTGAGAAGCCTTAAGCAGGATATTTGCTTGAGCACCATCAATATCTACTTCGGCCTGAGAAACCCTACCATCCAACCCGCTGATTTGAGTCGCCAGCAAATTTATCTGAGACTTCGCACCATCAATGTCAATTCCTGCTTGAGTAATGCGGACATCGATGTCCTGCACATCACTGATAGATTCCACAAACACGCCTGTTTCGTAGGAGCGATTTGCAGTCGTATCAATCAAATATGTGACAGACCCAATAATAGCTGATGATGTGAGACTTATGCCTTCTTCGTTGAGTTCCACCTGATTGATAATGCTGCTGAATTTGTCGGCAAACGGGCTGATCTCCCAATATTCCGTATTTGTCGGCAGCGGAGCGGGGGAAAAATCGATGGTCTTTATACAACGATATGCTGTGTTGTTGTATTTGACATAATCATTCACTGCGTAAAATTCTGTTGTCGAAAACTCGGGTAGAAATAATTGTGAGAATGCGTCGAATTCAGTCTGTTCGACGCGCAACAAAATATCCGAGGCATTCTGGAGTATAGAACTTTCCGCGGCGGTTACACGGTTGATGAGCTGATCAACGGTGATAGTTGCGGCTTTTGTAACGATTTCCCCCTCCAATTCATCGACGCGGGTATCTATCGTCGCAACAACTGTAGCGAGAGAATTGCTCTCCTCCCAGTAATCAAGGGCGAGACCCGGCTCCTGTGCCGGGGGAGGTGTATATGCTTTAATGCACCGCCACACCTTGCTGTTATGGAGCACGTAATTGCCAACAGCATAGGATGCGCTATTTGACCAGGGCGTCGTGGTCAGTGCGCTGATTTCAGACTCAAGCACGGCAATATCATTTGCGGCCTTATTTGAGGAAACAACTAAGTTTGTTATATCAATTTTATGTTGTTCAACATCTGAAAATGTACCATCTATAATCTTGTCGATTCCAGAAAAGACCATATCAAACGGCGTTGTTGACAGAAAAACTCCGTGCTCATAAATATAATCTTTGTCGATTTTATCAATGCGGGTAAGTAAGTCATTTACAAGTTGATCTTCAGAAATGTTGCCATTCAGAACTTGGAGATAATCTGCCGGATCGGTTGAAGTCGTACCCATAACACCGGCAATCGCGCTTTCTGGATACCATGCACCATAGTTGCCATAAATATCTCGGATGCGCGTCCAATAATAGCGCGTGGCGATCAACGGCAGCCCGTTGTGAGCCCATGACGTTGCCTGAGATTCTCCAACCAACTCGGCATCATCCCGATTATTGGTTTCTGAAGCCCAAATCTCAATTACATCGAAATTAGGAAATGTTGTGTAAACAAGAGTCAGCCTTATTGCATAAGGGAAACTCGTCGTGGTAATTTGTGTGACCGCAGTTGGAAATGATACATTTAACGTAACCGTCCCGGCTGCGCTCTCGTTTCCTGCCACATCAACGGCCACAACGTTGAATTGTTTTGATGTCCAAACGATTCGTTCGGTGTAGCACGTGCTGTTTCCAACGGAAACGCTGTTCACTGCATAGTGATCAATTGCGAGAGAAGTTTGACAAGACCCCCATGTCACAATCGCTATTTCGCCTTCTGTATATGCAGACGGCACTGGAGTAGATGGCGATTGAATCGTGATTGATGCAGATTTCGCAGTAGTGCTCTCTTGTCCATAGACATCGAGCGTTTTAAGAGTGAAGTTGTAAATCCCTGCTGTTAGATTTCCAACATATACGTATCTATTCCCATTGTAATTCGTTACAATCGCGGTTCCGCCCAAATAGATATTATAGCCTTTTATGGAAACATCTGATGACGCAGTCCATGTCAAAACAATCGACTGGCCTGACAGATATGCCTGAAATCCTATGGGCGGCTGCGGAAGTGGTGATTTCGTTACAGAGGCCCCAGATAACATTGCCCAATCAGATGCAATCATCATGGTGTTGATTGCCCTAACACGAAAGTCATAATATCCTGGAGAAAGATCGGTTAGAACCGCAAAATTCGATCTTGTCGTTGTAAAATGAGACCAGGTGCCAACGGAGTATTCTTTGTATTCCACCTCATACCAAAGCACGAACGCATCATTCGGAGGGGTCCAAGACAAAACTACCTGACTTTGGAGGTATACGCCTGTATCGTAAAAGTCTTGATAAATTTGCAAATTGGTCGGACATCCGACCGATGACAAATTGGGCAAATTAGTATTAGGGGTTGCATCTTCTGCTGAGATTACATCAAAATTATATACCGTTTCGTCATATTCGCGCGCAGAAACAATCACCTCATCATCGTTTTTTAGCTGTATGCCAAGAACCCTGAAAAGTTTCCCGTCCCAGCCTGGTGTACTATGAGTAATTGATACCACATCACCAACTTCGCAACGTAATCCTTCGATAAATGCCGTAAATTGACAAACAATCTGTTGGCGGGATTGATTAAGGTTGATCGCGCCGATTTGTCGCGCTGTGCCGGCTTGGGCAGTAAACGGCAAATCAATTGACGTTTCCAATATCAGGCCGTTATCCAATACACGAAGAGCCTCTGAGTCAATCGGAATGATGTCATCTTGCCAGGAGCGATCTGGATTGAATATGCGCACCCGTAGTCGATTGAACATGTTTTTTTTCGACCCGAGCGTTATTTGCCACGATCCGGTAATATTATCTTCTGTGAAGGAAAATGTTGAAACAGCCGGGCGGTCAATCAGAAGTCGATAATATCCTGCAGAAAATACGAGCATGCCGCGACAACATGATAGTAATCTCTCAGTATTGGTCAGCGCACTATCGTCTATATTTATGGCCCCGTCGCAGGTGTATCGGGCCTGGACAATTCCGCCAACCGTGACAGTTTCATCGCAATAATTTGCTGCGGCAATAACATCGGAATCCTGTATCTGGGACTCTGGGATACCACGACCATACCTCGTGTTGGTAATATAGTCGCGGATACACAGGGCCGGATTTCGAGAGAATTTTGTAATTGCATCTCTTGGATCATAAATCAATCGACCGTCGATATCAGCGGTGATTGTTGGAAGACCTCCGGAAAATACGTCAGAATCCCACTTCAGCCGTATATAGAGATACGCCACACCGCACAACCGATGCTCCGCAGTCCATGACGGCACCGCGGTCATCAAATTGGCATCTGCAATTTGATCATCCGTGCCAAGATGCTTGTACACATCAACCAAACCTGAAAACCGTGTATCCGTTGATGGCACATCGTTCAAATAAACGGTGTTGATTGCTGAAATCGGCCCCTCGCATAATGCTAAAACGAGATGTACATATTCATTGTTTTCTCCAGACACTTCCAGAAAAACACGATTCCCGCCAATGCGACGGCTTCCATAAATTACAGGGATTGGCGAAGTTGTTGACGCCTTGTTTAGTAGGAGACCCTGATTGAACGCCTCTATACTAATCTGTGTAGTCTCAACATCAGGAGCAAACAGAGAATTGCCAATATAAGAGACGGCCATAGTCGTCACGCCGCCAATTACTGCCGCGCCAACAGCGCCTATGGTAATTCCGCCAATGACTGCTCCTGTTGCTGCCGCGGCAGCGCCAGCTCCGGCAACCATTGCCCCGATGGCAACTACTGCGGCTGGCATGGCAACCTCCACACCAAATAAGTCTCATGGCGAATCGAAGCCATCGGAAATATACACACAGAGAGATCCGGTGATACACTAACGGCATCTCTTCCCAGGTAAACATGCACCATTTCCCAGCGAGGATCAGGGATAACCAGAAGATCTCCTGTTTGCTCAAATCCTTTTTTGGCTTCGACAAATCCGTGTTCGGCAAGCAATCCGATGAACGAGCCCCATGGACAACGTTTCCGATATCGGATTGCGCCAAGGCCGGTGCTGTAGCGCCCGCTAATCAACGAGGCGAGATCTGTGCCATGTGTAGCATCAATTGCCTCCAAGGCATAGACATTGCAATCGCATCGTCCCCAGGCAAAGGGCCTGCCGATGGAATCTTGCACAAAGCGCATCAAAGCAATTTCTTGCTCACCCGTCATTTTCTTCCCCAAACGATTTCTTTAGTAATTTCGCTGATAAACTCAAAGCCTTTATCGCCATGAAAAAAAAGCTGCTGTTCCGTATGATTAGTATGCCGGCCACTCTTTCGCTCAAAATCCACCCAGGCACTAGAAGCATTAACAGTGACCGTACAGGAGCCATTGTTTGGGTCTTCTTGAATCGAAGGTTGATCCATTCGTCCTTCGAAGATTAGTACAGGGTCAGGAATAATTGACATGTTTTCGTCAAAAAATGCTTTTCTAATTCTTAGCGGTCTATCAATATATTTTTCCCCCAGCACCGCCGATACGACACTTTGATCAATGCCAGAAAGCTGCACGGTCATGTTGGTGACACGTAAATCCGCCGATTCTTCGATATCGCTGAACCCAAAAAAATGGCCAAGCGCAGTATATACCTGACCATTCCATATTACATTCGTCCAAGCGTCTGTGATATAAATTGGCGTTGGATCAAAAAGCACATCCACCAGATGAAACGGTTGATTTTTCGATTTTTCGAGTTCAGTCAGTACTGCTACTGTCGCTCCGCGATCAGTCATTACCATGCCTCCACAAAAGACACTTCAAATTCATTAAACAATGGGGCATGAACAATCCATTCATGCAAATCCTTCGCGAACGCCACACTAAATGGTACATCCGTCACTATCAATGTTTCTGAATCGTTTGGCGATTTCAACAGGGCAGGTTCAATATTCAGATCCGCCAATCCCAAGCTGTTCGAATTGGCATCAACAGTCATCATATAGACCTTATCATGTCCTGCGAACTTGATGAAATCTCCTGCCAGCAGGATTCCTGTTTGAGAGGGTGTCCACCCTTTCGTGTGTATGACTCGCCCTGCCTGAGACGCACCATCAACAGTCGGTGTGCCGGTAGCTATTCCTCTCGCCGTGGACCATTTCGGTAATATAATTTGAAATGTATCAAATTGCCCACGCTGCTTGAGCGAAAAGGCTATCAAAGGGGCAAATTCCTCACGCAGTAAATGCTTAGGATAAGTTCCTTCAATTAACCAACGTTGGCCGCCACGGCTTCTGGCTTGGCGCGCAAGGCTATGAGAGATGGATACCAACGTTGGCTGGATTGATGAAATTTTAATGCTCAAAAATGCTGGCGTGGATGGATATATACCACTCATTTTCCCAATGGCCCTCTTTGTCCCAACCTATTGAATGCCATCTGCACCATCCCAACAATCTCATTTCTGTGTTGTGCAAGATGCTGCGATACACTCTTCGAATCCATTGCTACGATCTGCATCTCCAATGTCAAATCGTAATGATGATGAACCTCGTTTTTTTCATTCCTGGCCATAAAGCCAAGCGCATCCATCTGTCTCGGAGTAAAAACACCTTCTCCACGGCGAAGGATCGCTGGATATTCGTCTGGAGCAAAACCATCATGAAGGCGCGGAGCACTTGCAAAGACGGTATCCGGAACCGTGCGGTAAAATGTCGGAGCGCTGCCGACAATTCCGCCTGAATGCATACCGAAAGCAGTTGTTCCGCCTGCTCCGATATGAATTAGATTGCCACCAGAAGTAATGGAGGAGGATAACGCATCGCCGATCCAGGAAATGGATTTATTGATTAAGCCACCGGATCCGTCCTTCTCTCCGAACAATGCTACCCTGGCGAGCTGCCCGAGATAATCTGCAGTGGCCCTTGTCAATGAATCAAGCACTGCCTGTCCGAAATCGCGCAAGCTGGTAAACTTGTTCTTCATTATATCGAAAAATAGATCTGAGAAATTCTGCTCCATCGCCTCGGCGGTGCGCTCGGACAGGTCCACCAGGTGCTTGGAGGCGGCCTCCTCGGCCTGGATCATGGCATCCAGGGCGCGGGACTGCACCTCGTAGCGCTCCTCGTACTGGATCTGCCAAAAGTCCTTGGGGGTCTTCTCGCCGGCGGCCACACCTTCCCGGGCCGCCTCCTCCAGGGCCCGGATCTCGTAGTCCAGCGCGCGGGACCGCACGGCGTATTTGTCATCTGCCTGGATGCGCCACAGGTCCACCAGGTCCTTGGTGGCCTCGGCCAGCTTGCGCACCTTGGGGGCGGCTCCGCCGGCGGCGGTGCCAGTGTCCTGCACGCCGCGGTTGACCGTGGTGACGATGGGCTCGGCCTGCTTGAAGTTGCCCAGCATCAGGTCCCAGGTCTCGCTCATATGGGCGATGCCGATGTCGGCGGCGCCCCGGGCGTTATCGCGCAGGGCGCGCAGGCCGTCGATGGTGCCGGAGAAATCGGTGAAGGGCAGCTTCTCAACCTTCTCGATCATCCACACCATGGAGGACACGGCCTTTTCCACGATGCGGTTGATGGACGCCCCCGCGGCGGTGAAGACGAACTCGATCCCCTGGGCCATGGTCAGCACCACCTTGCCAGCCCAGATCATGGCGTCGTGCCACCGGGCCTGGTAGCGCTGGAAGCGCTCGGCTTGGGTGTCGGTGCGCTGGCCCACGCGCTCCACCACCTCGGCGCCGGCCTCCAGGGTGGCGTTGAGGAAGGCCTGCTTCTTCTCGGCGTCGGTGAGCTGGCTGGCGGTCTTGCCAAGCTGGGCCGCGTAGCGCTCGTTGGCCTCGCCCACCTTGACGATGATCCCCAAGTTATCCAGGATCATCTGGGACTGGCGCCCCACTGCGGTGACGATATCGGAGAACGCCTGGCTGACCTCCTGGCCGGTGACCTTGGCCGTGGACCTGGCGATCTCCATCAGCTGCGCCAGCTTCTCGGCGGGGATCCCCAGCGTCATGGCGGTGCCGGCCTTCTCCATGATGGTCATGGTGTCCAGCGTCTGGCCGCTCATGCGGCGCAGGTCGGCGATGATCTGCTGGGCGCTCTGCCCGTGGCTGGCGGCCAGGTTGGCGAAGGCCTGCTCGCGCTCCTGGAACTTGGCCGCCTGGAAGGCCATGTCGTAGGCCTGGCGCACGGCCAGCCCCCCGGCGGCGATCTCCACCCAGGCGCTCTTGAGTCCGCGCCACATGTTAGTGACGCCGGTCTCGAACTGCACCGCCTTGGCCCGGGCCCGGTCGAAGGCGCCCTCGGCCCGCTTGCCGAGCTGCTCCAGCTCTTTCTGCGCGCTGGCCGTGGCCGCCTCGACCACGATGGAGTACTTGCTGTTCATCGCTTGCCCCGCTTCTCTTTTTCGGCCTCTTCCGCCTCTATCTCGGCCAGCACCGCGTCGATGGTCTCGATCATCTCCAGGTGCTGTTCCTGCTGGTCGAGGATCCCGCCCGCCCCTGGTAAAAATCCCTGGCGGTAGTGCCGGTACAGTCCGACCGCCTCCCTGAACAGCCGCCGGTCGACGGCGGCCACCGGGCATCCCGCGTAGCGCGTTCCGTCGATCTCCAGCGGAGGCGGCCTGTCAGCCCCCTCGATGCGCGGGCACCCGCGCCGCGCCTGGTGGCCGGCCTTCTCGCACGCGCCGCAGTCGTGCAGCCGGCCATGACGGCTCAGGATGGCGGCGAGCCGGAGTTTTTTGCGTCCGCCTCCGGCAGGAAGGTCTTGTCCATCATGCGCGCGAAAAGCGTCAGGCACTCGCCCGGGGTCAGCGCGTCCTTGTCCTCGATCCGCGGCTCGCAGCACATGTCCAGCAGCCGGTCCACTGCGGCCCAATCGTTGTTCTTTACCTCGGCCAGCTTGATGCCGTCGGCCTCCAGGTCGAATATCTCGCGCCGGGTCAGCCCGCGCGTCTTGATTTTGGCCAGATCCATCCAATCCTCCACAAGGGTACTCCGCCCATAGCCGTCAGGCTTGGGTGGAGGGGAATTGTGGTCCGCTGCGCTGACGGCTTTGCCCGCTGAGACCGGCATACGAATAGCCGTCAGCCCTTTGGACCGCGGTTAAATATTTCGGGTGAACGTCGAAGGCCAGGCCCTGCGCTTTCAGCCGAAAACTCGGGCGATTGCGGATGGCAACCCGGCCAATGTATCGACCGGCGAATTTTCCTGCCGGGATACTGGCAATCACTGTGTCGCCGGTGCGAAAGCCCT